CGCTGCAAATAATCTTATTTTAACAGACCCAACTAACGCAGGAAGTTTTATAGTTATTCCAGAGAGAACAGGAAGTTTCCCCGTATCATCTGGCGGTGCTTATCTTAATATTTATGGGAAAGCTTCCACAGCTAGCGGGGATACTACACTTGCTATTTATTCACAGCAAGCAGTTGAGGCAATAGGAACATTTACAGCTTCGCATAAAATAAAGGTTTGGATTAATGAGGTAGAGTATTGGTTACAGCTAGATGCAGTTTAAAATCCCTCCATTTGTTGGTTTTTGGTTGGATTTCAGTGCTAGGGTAAATCCTAGCATTTTTTATTTATAACCATTTCAATTATTACACTAACTAAATTAGTTAGAAATAATTTTGGATTTCCAAATATACTTTTGTATTTTTACACAAATTTTAACTAAAGAGACAACTACATGAGTGAAAACCCTGAGTTATTGGCACAATTACAACAGTTATTGAGTCACAAGAAATCTAAGAAATATTATTCTGAAAAACTTAAAATAACAGAAGAATATTTGGAAGAATTGTTAAAAGAGTTAAAAGCACAAGAAAAAGAAGAATTTAGTGAATTAGAGAGTTTACAGATAGGTGAAAGAACATCTAAAGTAAGTATAGAAAAAGGTACTTTAGAAAGTACTGTAGAAGTAGATTTTGAACCTAAAAGTGACTTAGACCTAGCAAAACTACACAAAATAGACCTTACTAAATATAAGATTTCTACCTATTGGAGTAAGTTAAAATCCAATGGTAAATTTACCTCCTCTGTATTAGCTAGTCTTATTAAGATAGATACAGACTTAATTTCTCAAAAAGAGATTATTTTAAAAGAACTAAAGTATCAATTACCTGGATATTTACCATTAGGGCCTAAAAAAACTACAGGAAATCTAGCATATGAAATAAACATCCCATATATACATTTTGGTAAAATGTCATGGGGAGAGGAAAGTGGAGAGGATTATGACCTTAAGATAGCGGAAAAAAGGTACTTATCAGCAATAAATGAGTTATTATCAAATGTCAGTGAAAAATCTATAGAAAAATTCATATTTCCTATAGGAAATGACATGATTAATATAGATTCTAGGAGAAATGAAACTTTTGCAGGAACTCCTCAAGATAGTGATAGTAGATTTTATAAAATAGTAAAAACTGTAAAAAGTATACTAATTAAGACTATAAATGGATTATCTTTAATTGCTCCTGTGGATGTTATAGTTATCAGTGGTAATCATGACACAGAAACAATGTTTATGATTGGAGAAATGTTAGATGCATATTATCATAACAATCCTATTGTAAATGTGGATAATTCCCCAAAACAAAGGAAATACTATCAATATGGAGTATCTGGATTTCAGTATACTCATGGAAATGAAGAAAAACATAATGAACTGGGTTTAATTTTTGCTACAGAAGAGCCCAAACTTTGGGCAGATACAAAATATAGATTTTGTAAATTAGGGCATTTTCATTCTAATAAAAAATTACAGTATTTATCTGTTGGTGAACATCAAGGATTTCAAGTTCAAGTTTTACCTTCTTTAAGTGGATCAGATGCATGGCATAAATCAAAAGGATACATGTCTATAAAACAAGCAAAAGGGTTTTTATATGATAAAGACAAAGGACAAATAGGAGAATTTACATATTCTATATGATAATTTATATAACTACAAATTTAATAAATGGTAAGAAATATATAGGAAAAGATGAAAATAATGTAAAGTCTTATATAGGTTCTGGATTAGAAATTTCAAGTGCTATCAGAAAATATGGGAAAGAAAACTTCATAAAAGAAGTTTTAGCAGAATGTGAAACTTCCGAAGAATTAAATGAATTAGAGATATATTATATAGATTATTATAATGCTCAGAAATCAGAACTATTTTATAACATTGCTCCAGGAGGAACTGGAGGCAGAATATCAAAAGATTACAAATATAGGGAAATTCCTATATTGGAAATAAATAAAAACTTTGATATTGTTTGTGAATATAAATCTTCAAAAGAAGCAGCTCTTGTAAATAATTTAAACTATAAAATGTTAAATGCTGTTTGTAATAAGAGGAGAAAACATCTAAAGAATAGATTTTTTGTTTTTAAAAAAGATTATAATAAAGGAAAATTAATGTCGGAAAATATACCTAATAGACAAAGATACATAACTTTGTCTCATAAAACAGGAATATATTACTTTGGAATTAAAGACCTTTGGACGGCTGAATTTCCAGAATTTCAAACGTTAAGTTCTTTTACAAACTATACTTTTAGACATAGTGAATTATTCAAAGATAAGTTTATAACAGAAAGAATATAATGGCAACAGCAAGGTATCATATCTCAACAATACGTAGTTCACACAAGTTATTATCCACAGATGCGATAATTACAGATAGAGCTATTTTAGCTGAATTAAGGGCTTCTACTATTTTACTAGTAAAGCGTGAAACAGATAAAAGAAAGCTTTGGGCTACGGATACACTTTTTCAGTCTTTACCTTGTTTAGAGATGAAAGAAGTTTCTATCTCAGAATGTTGTGAAATTGTAGATGATTGTACCATTTCTAGGAGTAAATTTAAACTCCCAAGAATGTCAGAGGGTAACTATCAGTATCTTATCCAGGGAGCATGGAGTATAAATGCAATGGGAGGCAAGGGTCAGAAATTCAAAGAAATTACAATAAATAGATATATCAATCTCTTAAAACTTCCTGTAATAAAGAAACAAATGTATTATTGGATTGTGGATAATTATCTTTACACTAATAATCCAAATTTACAAGCACTCAGATTAGCAGCATTCTTTGAAGAAGACATACCTAATGAGATAATGTATCCAGATTGTGATTGTGGTGTAGAACCTACTTTGGATGATTTGTGTAAAAATCCTTTAGATAAAGAATTCCCCCTACCAGGATACCTTTCTGAACAAGTTCTACAGATGGTGTCTCAGAAGCTTTTACAGAGATATTTCAATTTAAAATCTGATATGACTCAAGAAGGAATTGATGGTCAAGCTCCTAATACAAAACCAACTAATTAATACATGGCAAGAGTTGCTGTAGAATGGAGGTCAGCTAGTAAAGATAACTACTATAAATTCTGTAAGAAACACCCATCTATCAAATTAGATTATGATGAATGGAGAAACATACTATATGGATTTAATGAATCTTTCAAGAATTATATTTTAGAAACAGGAGAAAAAGCAAGACTTCCTGCTGGATTTGGAGAATTCTCCATAAACAAGAAGAAAAGAAAGAAAATCAAAACTGCTCCAGATGGCAGAGAATTTATAAATCTTCCTATTGATTGGAAGAAAACTAAAGAAAAAGGAAAGAGAATATACAATTTTAATTCTCATACAGAAGGATATTCATTCAGATGGATATGGTTCAAAAAATCAACCAGATTAAAACATGCTGATCTCTGGTGGTTTAAACCTTCTAGGGTCACTTCCAGACTCCTTTCACATTACCTAAAAACCGACAATAAATACCAACATTTATATAGGGAATATCAGAACTAAAATGATAAAATATAATAAAGGGGACTTATTCGGAAGTCTTACATTTATAGAAGAAGATTTTCATGAGAAAGAAGTGACAGGATTTCAAAAATATAGGAAAGCCGTTGTAGAATGTTTTTGTGGAAGGAAGTTTATAACTAGAATATCAGGTTTAAAAAATGGTAAAGTTAAGTCTTGTGGATGTACTAGAAAAGATGGGTTACTTCTTAGAATCACAAGACATAATATGAGCACTTCTCCTGAATATTCTGTTTGGGAAAGTATGAAAGCTAGATGTCTAAATCCTAACAATATATTTTATTATAATTATGGAGGTAGAGGAATTACAGTTTGTAATGAATGGATGGATTTTAAAAATTTCTATAAAGACATGGGAAGTAAACCAACTTTAGGTCACTCTATTGAAAGAATAAATAATAATGGGAATTACGAAAAGTCTAATTGTAAATGGGCTACTAGAGATATTCAAGATAGAAATAGGAGAAATAATGTCTATATAGAATATAAAGGAGAGAAATTTATATTATGTGATTTGGCTAAAAAGTTTAATTTAAATCATCAAACTTTAAAAGCCAGATTAAATAAAGGTATGATATTAGAGGATGCTTTGACAAAACAATATAAATATAATAAAACAAAATGAGTTATTATTATAAGTACAATTTTATTTCTCCTGAGGGAGTATATGCAACAGTAGCTGAGGAATTGAAGTCGTATTTAGATACGGGAGCAGTTGATCAATTGCTCTGGCCTACTTATTTGAACAAATGCTTAAATAAACTTGGAAAGGG